CGATGACAAGGAATTCCGACGTATTATGTCCTGGCAGCTGGTTAACACTGGTGTTGCAAGATGCAATGAAGGAAAAGCCAAATATACCGTCAACGGATGCAGAATGTCTGGGGATGTCAATACTGCACTAGGCAATTGTTTGCTTATGAGCAGTTTGATTTATTGTTATGCCAAGCATGTCGGCGTGTTCATACGTCTCGCCAATGATGGTGACGATTGTGTCGTTACCCTAGAAAGTGAGGACCTTGCCATATTTATGGCCGGGTTGTTTGAGTATGCCAAGACTTTGGGTTTCCACCTAACAATAGAAGAACCAGTTTATGTATTCGAGCAAATCGAGTTCTGCCAATGCCATCCGGTGTTGGTTGGAAATCAGTACATCATGGTGCGTGATCCGCGGGTAGCAATATCCAAAGACTGTGTTGCCCTAAAACCTCTCGACAACCAAAAGATCTTTAAGATGTGGATGGCTGCCGTGGGTGAAGGCGGGTTATCTCTTACTGGGGGTGTCCCCGTATGGCAACACTTTTACACACGCTTGTACCAGTTGAGTGATGGAGCAAAACCATTGCAAGACTTGACCATGATGACTGGAATGCGGATGATGTCCAAGGGCATGTCACGCAAATTCACCAAACCTTCTCCAGAATCACGTTTTTCGTTCTGGTTGGCGTTTGGTATTTCCCCTGAAGAACAGATTACCCTTGAGGATTATTACGATGCTTACGAGCTTGGACCATCTGGCCAGCTTCGTCGTTTTGTCCCCCTCCCTCTGGAGGGCCAGCAGTATTAGTGAACCGTCCGCAAAGACGTTAAACTACGGGAGTAGTGACCTAATCACATTGGGTGGACCACAGTAATGCCCCAAAACAGTTACTTCTGTGCTAAACAAAATGCCAAGAGACTGCACGGCGGCCCCAATCTTGGTTTATGGTCCATGGACAGTCCCAGTCGGCGTTCTGGCATCCAATACCAATGCCACCAAAGAAAAACAAGCAGGCGAAGCAAAATTCGTCAAATATCACCCAGCAAGTACAAGCTGCGGTGCGCGCAGCCATGCGCACAGTTCCTGCAGCCAATCCGGCCAAGAATACATTTCTTGGCGACATGGGTCAGTTCGCCGGTAACGGCATCTCCAAGATCTTCGGACTCGGAGCCTACAAAATGGCACGCAATTCGCTTTACAGTTCTCAAACTGGGGCACAAGTTCCGTACATGCACAGTTCGTCTGAGTCGATTGTCTTCCGTCATAGGGAGTACATTGGCGAGGTTTCGTCCACTGCTGCATTCACAACCACCACCTACCCTATTAATCCGGGTTTGGCGGTTAGCTTCCCCTATTTGTCGACTATTGCGACTTGTTTCCAGGAATACAAGTTCAGAGGTCTCATATTTGAGTTCAAGAGTACTGGCGCTGATGCGATCGTTAATGGAACGAATTCGTCATTGGGCACAGTAGGATTGGTCGCACAGTATCGTGCTGACGCCCCTGGACTTGTCACCAAGCAGGAGTTCATGAATGAGATGTGGTCCACTAGTTGCAAAACTAGTGAGAATTGCATTCTCCCAGTCGAGTGTGCTCCAAAGGAAAACCCAATGGCAGTACAATATGTACGTAGTGGACCTGTCACAAGTGGAGATGTTAAACTCTTCGACTTGTGTTCACTCACTGTTGCCACTAATGGGTCTCCTGGTGCAAACGTGGTCGGTGAGTTGTGGGCTAGTTATGAAGTTGAATTCTTCAAACCCACTATGTCACCCACCGGCGGTGTATTACAGTCTGATCACTTCAGACGTTCTAACACTGCTGGCACCACCCCATTTGGGTCAATCGGTGTTGTTACTCTAACAAATACCATTGGGTGTGTGGTAAGTCCTACGACCATCACATTCCCGCTAGGTGCTGTTGGAAGATACCTTGTAACGATTGCCCATATTGGAGCAAGTGCCGCTTGGATCCCTGGAGCATATACTACCACAAATTGTTCACTTGCGATTTGTTGGAATGCACAAACTAGTGATAGTGTGCAAGCACCCCCCTCTGGAGTTGCTAGTACAGTGTGTTCTTACAATTTTGTAGTGGTCATTAATGGTGCTGCATCAGCGCAAGCTGTTGTGGCGATCACTGGAACATTGTTCCCCGCCAATTCAGTCATTGACGTTTCTGTTAATGAGGTGGTTGATTCATATATTTAAGTGATTTGTTTTCGCAAGGATGGAGTATTCGTACCCATGGTGCTTGATAACCACCCGACCCCAATTATGTAGCTGTGACCACAAGTCATCCGCCGCTGTCGACGGTGCATTAGCTAGACCACGCAACCCCATTAAGTTGGTACCTGTCAGGGAATGAGCAGGCGTGAGGGTTGGAGGTTGTCTCCTACAACTGGCCTTTACAGGAAGGACACGCTTGGTAACCGTGTGTGTTGCTGAACACGAAGGTGGCATTGAGGCCATTATCAGATCTGGCGTCCCAGTTGGACGATGCTACTACAATCGCATAAGTATTGTAGCGCTGCCCGCGACATCAGGGGGAGACCAAGTGGTCTCTTGCTTAGCAAGCCTTATATGCTAGTGGTGTGGTATCCAAGTACTGCAACCGTCGGAGAG